TTGGGCCTATACCTTGTAACTGACAGAATCTCTTTAAAGACCATGTGCAGAAACGCAGCGGTATTACCTTACCATCAGAAAGTGATAGGTTAAATTGTCCTCTCATATATTTGGTTTTTAGTTTATGCGTTGGTAGTCATCACTAATGCTCCAGTTCCAGTGAATGATGCAGAGAAAGTAGCTGGAGATTCCATGTCACCAGTAAAGTCTAAAGACTCAACCGCTGCAGTTCCAGTCCAAATCTTGTCACCACTTACGAAAGTAGAGAAAGTCAAAGTTACATCAGTTCTTGAACTTACAGAAGAAAATAAATCTTCTACGTTTACACCAGCAGCAGCAGATTCGATAACCGCTAAGCCATCTGTTGATACTGACCAAGAACGAAGTCCTTGAAGTTGTTGAGCCCATCCTCCACTATCTTTTGTAGTAGAATCTGGTAAGTCTGTTGATACTGATAAAGAACAAGATGTAGAGTGAGCTACAGCTACTCCACCTATCTTTACTACAAGTAAAGTGCCATTAAAAATTCCTGTGGTTGCCATATTATGTTTTTTTTATATGTTTAAAATCCTATTTATTATTTAATTATAATCTTATTTGTTCTTCTTAGTCTTTTAAAGTGACCATAACTTATTCCCATCTTCACACTTGCCTCTAATCTACTCTCAAATTCTCCCACAAATGTACCATTATCCGTATAAACGATACATGGCTTTTTAAGGTTGTCATTCCCTCTTAGTTTTGCAGATTCTGACATCTTCTTTTTAGAGTCATCATTTACAATCTTGCCTTTTGTCAATCTTCCCCAAGTATTCCCTTTGCTTCTTTCAGATAATGCTTTTTTATTTGCTTCTGTCTGTCTTCTGCCTATACTTGCTAATCCTATCTTTCTTTTATGCTCTTCTGATAATTTACTATTAGCACCACCTGGTCTAATGTTATATCCAAAGTTTCTATCTGTTGCTCTTAAAATCTTAATGAACTGCTCTTCATAAAGATTAAGACTTTTTAAGTCATCAGTTTTTAAGATGGTATAGAACATAAAGGAGTCTATGCCATGTTTATTAAAAGAACGCTGAAGGTACTCGTTGTCGTGAGTACCTTTCTTTAGCCTTTGAGTATGGTAACCAAACCTTACCTCTGGCTTATTTATTGTTTGTCCGATATAAGCCTTCCCAGTATTCTTGTTCAGTATCTTATATAAGTACATATTATAAAGTTTGAGTTACGAAGTGATTAACTACGATAACTCTTCTAAAAATATATGTTTCTTCTACATAGTCAAAAGTAGCCTGGTTTGATACCATATTCCTTGTAACTATTTTGAAATCTGGAGAAGCATTTGGGTAATCTGCAGGAGCTACTCCTATGATTTCCAATAAGCCATTAGCCCATTCATCTACGGCTTTTTGACCTACCTCTCCAGACTTAAATGTCCTATATACAATGTCAAACTGTATGCTTACATCAAAGTTATAGCTTGTTTTATCACTATTCTCTACTGATGTCTGAGAACTTATCAACAAGAATGGAGGCTCGGCACCATCTGGAGCTATGGTATCATATACCGATAACTCGTAGTTGTTAGCATTTATCTTGTCGAAATAAGCCTTTCGTATAGCATATCCGCAGTCTTTCATTATCCTTCTACCTCTACTTCTTTAGAATCCGTTTGTTGGCCATTTTGAGCCTCATTTAGCTTACTAAAGAACTGAATCAATGGTAAACCATACTTTGTCGGTAACTCTTGGAAAAAGCCGTCTAATTGCTTAATTTGCTCTTGATTTAATGTAATAGTCATATTTGGTTATTTTTTACAAATTTAGGTAAAATTATTTAGCTTTTATTAATGGTTTTAATTATTTTGTTTAAGCTCCAATAAATCCATAAATAGTCCATGTATTACTTCCAGCTATTGGAGTAGTTGGGGAAGCATAATTACCACTTCTATCATAAGCACCTAAACAACCTCCTACTTGATAACCAGCTAATCCCCAATAAACAGCAGGAGTATTTGCTCCACCATCACCAGCAATAGTTACAAGCCTAATGTTTTTATTTGCAGTATTTGAAGGCATAACTTCAATCGAACCATTTACCCTTAATTTAGCACCATTATCTGATACATTACCGATTGAAACATTGCCACCAGTAAATAAAGTATGATAACCAGCTCTTGGTGCAATGTCTAAATTACCAGTTACATTATTATACAAAAAACTTGCTTGAGTACCAGAATTTCCAGCATAAAATCCTCTGCTTGTTCCTGGACCTCCAACTCCTGCGTAAATACTACCATTATTTACAACTAAATCTCCATTAGTAGTTAAAGTATTTGAAAATGTAGCAGCACCAGTAAATGATATATCAAGAAAAGTAGCAGACCCAGCCTTAAATTTATATGCTCCAAAACCAGTATTATTTATAGCTGCATTAAATTCAACACCGCAATCATCTCCTCCGTTACTTAAATAGGTTCCAATAGTTAATCCTCTTACTGATATAGCACCGCCAGTTGCACCACTAAAATTTGCTAAGTAAGTATTTTGACCACCAAAAACAGACAATAATCTTTGTGGATTATTAGTTCCGATTCCAACGTTACGAGAATTACTTACATATAAAGTGCTTACATCATTAATTAAAAAGTTATGTACTGCACCATTATAGTTTATTTGTCTCCAATCTACTCCACTTTGAAATGCTTGAATCCAAGCTATATTAGTAGATGTATTATACCACATGTGTAAGCCATTTGTAGAACTTAAACTACCACCTAAAATATCTAAAAATCCATTTTGCGTTACACTACTTGAGAATGTAGCAGCACCAGTAGATTGATTTATAGATAAATAATTAGATGCACCAGCACCAATATGCAAACCATTTATTCCAGAAATAGTGCCAACACCAAACCCCCAAGATGTAAAGCCAGTTCTTGCTAAAGTTAAATTATCACCACCGCTTGATAAAGTTACATTACCACTAAAAGTAGCACTTGTACCACTTAAAGCACCCGTAACACCTAAAGTAGAACTAAAGGTTGCACTTGTTCCACCTAAATTACCAACTATTGTAGCAGCGTTACCACTACCACTTGCTTTGTTTATATATAATCCTTCTCCGTTACCATTCTTAGTGATGTTTAAGGCTATACCACTTCCGCTTGTATGGCCAATAGTGAAAGTATCTCCACTACCACTACTTGAGAAGCTACCAGTAGTTCCGATTAATCCGCCAGTCAACGTACCACCAGTCAAGTTTAACTTTCCATTAAGCTGTGTTTGTATAGCACTTGTAACACCAGCTAAATATCCTATCTCTGTCGTTGTTGTAGTCGCACTTGCTGCAATCTTACCACTACCATCAGAAACCAAAGCTCTTGAAGCAGTTAAGTTAGCGGTTACTACGCTTGATGCACCACCAGTAATAGATGCTTGTGCTCTTGCTGTAGTAAAGTATTGATTCGTTCCCTCAGCAACATCTGATGTTGTTAAAACTACTGTTCCAGCTTGTCCGTTTACAGTTGTAACTGGGAAAGTAATGTTTGTATTAGAAGCACTTGTAATTCTACCCTTGCTATCTACAGCTATTGTAGGCACAGCAGTAGAAGTTCCGTATGTTGATGCTGTAACTCCAGTATTAGCTAATGTTAAAGCAGATGATACGTTTGCACTACCATCAAAACTTACTGAATAAGTAGCATCACCACTTGCAGCTATTGTTCTTGCAGTAGATAAGATGTTTGCAGCGTTTGCAGTACCATTTAAGTTACCATCTACGTTAGCAACTAAAGTTGCAACTGTATAACCAGTTCCAGTAGTGTTAACTACGTTTGTAGGCTCATCTACTAAACCAGTAAATATCTTAAACTTACCAGCATCAGAAGCGTCTCTGAATAAACCAGTAAACTCTACTCTTTCTTGAACAGCATCATAGTATCTACCATAATATCCGATGTCAACCGCATCTGTTGTGTTGTTAGTATTAGCTACCTCAAACAATGGGTCTTTAGAAGATATTGATTCTGTGTTTACATAAGTTGCAGTACCATTGATAGTTAAGTTACCACTTACAACTAAGTTGTTAGGCATTGTAACGTCATTAGTAAATGCAAGAGTTGTAGTGTTACCTACAGTTGTAGCTGCTATTTGATTTGCAGTTCCGTTTATTGTTGTTATACCTTGGTCAGTCCAAGTTGCTGTTATTACGTTAGCATCTTGTTGAGTTAGGCTTAAAGTCTTTGTTGATGTACCACTTACTGCAGCAGATACGATAGAACGATTGTAAGCTATATCGTATTCACCTAATTTAACCGTAGTAGGAATCGCATAACCAGCAGTTAAGCTAAATACACCACTATTGTTAGCGTAAGATAATCCAGTCGCAGATGATGATAATGCAAGTCTTGCACGAGCATCTGTGTAATATAAGTTTGTGCCTTCTGCTAAATCAGTTGTTGTTTTTGCAGCTAAAGCACTATTGAATCTTGCTTGTGTATAGTAAAGGTTAGTTCCTTCAGCTAAATTGGTAGTGCTCTTATTGCTAAAAGCAGTATCAAATCTTGCTTGAGTGTAATATAGGTTTGTACCCTCTGCTAAGTTCGTTGTTGTTGATGCAGCTAAATTAGTTGTGAAATTAGAGTTACCTCTTGCCTCTGTCCAATATAAGTTAGTTCCTTCAGCAATGTTTGTTGTAGTCAAAGTAACTGAACCACCTAACGATACTGCTTGACCATTAATAGTTATTGAGCTATTAGTCAAACTTGCATTAGGAATAGCAGCTAAGTTAAAAACACCAGTTGTGTTATCGTAAGAAAGACCAGTTCCAGCAGTTACACTTAAAGCCGTTCTTGCTCTTGCGTTAGTGTAATAAAGATTAGTAGAACCTTCTGCTAAATCATTTGTATCACTTGCGGCAAGGTTTGTAGCAAAGTTTGCGTTACCTCTTGCTTCTGTAAAATAAAGATTCGTTCCTTCTGCCAAGTTCGTTGTGCTCTTAGCAGCGAAAGCTGAATCAAATCTACCTTGAGTATAGTATAAATTGCTACCTTCTGGTACAACGCTTGTAGTTCCAGTAAAGTTACCAGTTAAGGTTGCAGCACCATCATTATAAGTCCATGTAATTCCGGTACCATTCTGAATCAATGCTGCTACAGTATCATCGATAAGGTCTTTAATTTGTATTCCACCACCAGTAATAATCAAGTCGCCAGTAATAGTTAAATCACCATTAACAGTTGCAGCTAAAGTAGAAAGAGATAAAGCAGTGTTTACCCCAGCACCATCTTGAACTGGCTGTAAAGTACCACTTACTCCAACATTATTAGCACCAATCTGTAGTACTTGTCTATATGTATTTTTTACCGCTTTACCTTGAAGAGTAGCCATTATATTTTAATTTTTTTAATTTGATTAACCATTTTATATAGTTCTTCTGAAGCCGACAAGAATAAGAATGGTCTATGGGGCAAATTTACTACATTTCCGTTATTTCGTTTAAACGTCTGTGCATAGCCCTCAAGTTTATTCATATTTAAGTTTCTATAATATGGTATTTGAAAAGATGGCCCAGTACCAAACTCGACAAATGGAGAGTAATAGGCAGTTGAACCAACCTTTGCTCCTGCGTTCATATTATAAGGAGTGCTATAAATAGAACCCTTTAATTTGTATGTTTCACCGTATGGAGCACGAGCCCTTGCGTTATTTTCTATATTAATCACACTTTGATTAATAATAGCTTGAACCTTTTGAGTAATAACATTAGGTGCCTCTTTTAACCTTTTTGATAGGTTAGTTATGCTGCTTGTTTTATCTATTGAAAATGACATTAAGTAGTTTCCCAGGTTGTACTGATATTCTCCCAGAAAGCAGTAATACTATCCCAAGTACCAACTCTCTTTAAGGTAGAACAAGTGATTCTTAAATAGTTGTGGCTGTCAAACTCATCTATAACGCTGCTAATCAAGTAGATATTACCTTCAAAAGCAATAGTAAGGTCATTAGAAATAGAGATACTATTGGCATCCCTTATCCTAAAAACAATGTTATCTGATATAGAGTCCTTACCAGCTATGTTTGTCTTGTTTTGATTCTCCCTAAATATCTCAGCCCAACAAGTATAATAGTCAACATCAGTTAAGACTTGACCACCAGCACCGTCAGATTCTGAAACCTTAGATTGGAAAGTAATCCTATTTTTAAGTCTACTTATCATTATAATATTATGCTTACTCGTTTATAAGGCTTCATTAGTTCGTATGCAGATGCTATGTTAGCATTTGGTTTGCTATCCTCTACAGAAGATTCTCTGTAATCGTATAAATCAGCAAGTATCTTATACAAGGCTGTTTTCATAACTGGAGGAGTCGTAGTGTAACCACAAGTATAAGTAAATCTAAACTCCATGTGGCTAAAAGAGTTCATGTATATCTTCTTGTATGTAATACCTAATACATTGTACTGAGGTACTGTCATTTCTATCCAGCTATCGTTATTCCAGTATTCAACCTTAGTGATATTATTAAGTGGTGCGTATGGTAGTTCAATAAACTCATCCACATAAGCTACAACTTGTAAAGTACGAGCTGTCATAGCCACACCAGCATATTTCTCTAATCTAACCCTTGCAGAAGTTATCAAAGAGCTAATTAAGTCGTTATCATCATCAAAATCAACCCTTAGATAGTTCTTAGCTTCAGACAATGTTATTGGTTCTGAAACTGGCTCTACTGTGGTTGTGACATCCCTTATAATCTGCATATACCATTATTTTTACAAAAATAACTAAAATATAGTAGACATAAAAAAGGGGCAGCTTTTGGCCACCCCTTT